TTATTTGCTTTTTGAATAATTCTTCCTGCACCAGAAACTAGATTAATATTTCTACCAGCTTTGAGGTCTAGATCCTCAACAGCCTCAATCATAATGGTTTTTCCTTTTATTTTTACCGTCCCATTACTCATCGCAGTGATACAAATGTCTCCACCCATTCCAGTGAGACATATATCAACATTTCCATCCGATCCAGTATTCCCCGCGACAATTTCAATACCTTTATCATTAAACATTCTAAAGGTACCAGTCTCGCTAAAAGATTGCAAATGGACATCATTACCACCTTTTGTCCAAGCATATAATGAATAGACCGATGAACCATCAGATCCAATCATAGGATCATTGGTTGTGATTCTAAAATTCGGACCAATACTTATATAATCTTTAGCTTCGTAATTAAGTTGTGTGCTCATTTTATACAATACAATCTACTTGACTCGTTACTTCTGTCTTCAGTTCAGATAATAGACCAATGACTGGTTTTAATATTGCTCCAGATCCAGTTGTTGAATTTACTGTAATAACTGGAAGTGTAGAAATCTCTGTAGTATTTATTGGTTGTGCCGAAATGATAAATCCATTATCTACTGTTAGACTATAAGTATTTCCAAAGTTATCTGAGGCAGTATCAGATGCCGAATATCCAGTCCCTGAAGATTGAACAGTAACATCAACAACACCATAAGGTTGTGTATTATATTGTTCAGATATTGGATATCCCTCTCCAGAAGAAGTAATGTAAATAGAAGTCACTTCACCATTGCTATTGATTACTGCTCTACCCTTAGCACCGTATCCTAATCCACAATTATCAGTAATTTCTACAAATGGTGGGAATCTATATCCAGATCCACTGTTTGTGATAATCGCTCCAATAACGCCTGCTACTTGATTTCCACTTTGAATTATTCCCGAATTCTCAATCGCAGTTCCAAAGATAGGAACTGCCGTTGCACCAAGTCCACCGCCACCAAATATATTAATTTGTGCAGGACCACAACTTGTTGGAAGTCCAGTATAACATTGACTTAAAGCGTTGACTGCATCGGAAAGAAGAGAACCATCTATAAAAATATCTGCAAGATTTTTTGCTTGTCCAGCAATTCCCTGAACAGTGCCTTGAGCATTCTGAATAGTCTCAATTACCGCATTAGCATTATTTAATACATCAAATATACCATTAAATGCTTTTTCAATATCAGTCTGTTTCTTTGGACCAGAACCAATGACCCATTCTTTTACTCCATCACATTTGGTATTAGTTTGATTACAATCAAACAGACCACCTAAAGATTTAATTGCGTCAATTGTTCCCGTTATAAAATCAACAACATCAAATGCTCCCAGAAGAGCAGAAACTCCATCTAATGCTGCCGATAATCCATCTGCAACAGCGTCTACAATCGATGTGAGTAAAACTCCTACGAACTGCTCTACAGCACAAGAAGCAAACTGTTTTACATTTTCAATAACTGAAGTAAGTAAATCAACAATAAGATCTTTTAATCCCTCAACAATAGCGTTAGCAACACAAGAAAGTGCTTGCTCCAAAACTTTGATTGGAATTACGAAAACTTCATTCGATTTATATCCTGCAGTATGGGCAGCTGCTGGACTTCCAGTTGCAGCAAAAACAGAAGCATAAACTGTTTCGTAAATTGCTTTCAATGTTTTTGGAATAATTCCTGGTTTTTCTTCAGTTCCAACCAAAAAGTTGTAAATTGAGTCCATAATCGCACCAACTAACCAGTTGAGAGATGACTTAATTACTTCAGCAGTATTTGCAATTGCTTGTCTATACTCCTCAATCTTCCCCTTGCCTTCTTCAACTGATTTTAATAGATTACTAACTTCATTTTTAATTGTTTTAATTGTTGTGTCTTCACAAGTGTCTGCAAAAACAACCTCCTTACCAATCCCACTATAGGAATAAAGTTCTCCCAACCTTTTGGCGACTTCTGGTGGTACTTGTCTTGGGCTTAACTGAGATGTTGGAGTTGCTTCGTTAGTTTGATTTGCATAATTTCTACCAGTTCCATTTGGAGTTGGTATATTAGATGTATAACCAGTAAAAGGGATAAATGGATTTTTATATTCACCATTGGAATATTGATCCGTTCTTCCCAAAGCTCCCATAATGACGGGAATTTGAGAATTATCCCCATCTAAATAAAATCCAATTACAATATCACCCTGACTTAATTTTGGGTTTACTGCATAGTTTGCTGCTCCAGTTCCCGCAGTCGTTGGGAGCATTACTTGCGCCCAAGGAAGATCCTCATCTGTTAAAGACTTATTATCTAAAGGATGATACCCTAGAATTCTAACTTTATATCTTCTACCCCAACCACCATTATAATTTTGTTGGTCTTCTTGAACTGCGATTGGTGCAATCTGCCCAATCCACCAACGGAATCCATCTCTACCAATGAAATGACTTTGAAGTAATGATTGGTCTAACATTTATTTTTACTCTTTAATTCCAAAGGTATCTCTAACTAATTTCAGTGAAGTATATGAATTCTGTGCGTCAAAATGATGACATAACTCCTTAATCATATATAGACCACTTTGATCATTATCATATTCTCTAGCAGGTCCTCTAGAAATTTTAGGGAATAAGCACTCAATAATATCACCCGCTCTCAAGTTAGTATTTGATGGGATCATCATATTCAGGGTTTGAGTAAACATATTATTATATCTCATTATCGTTTGAGATTGATATTCAATTGGATCCGCATTTAAATCTTTAGAAGCACCTACTTCCATTGTTCCAATATCAAGAATTCCAGTTATGATTCTTGTTGGTAAATCTCCCAGTGTTTCATCAGAGGTATCGGAAATTTTTGGAAGAGTAATTTCATCTTCGCCAAGATTTTCAACCTTACTTACATAATCTTCTCTTTTAAAAATATCTTTTCCTGGAGGAGTAATCTGACCTGTTAGTGGATTAAAGAATATTCTCTGGCTAGAATAGGTGCCCAATCTCATTTTTTCAATCAAATTCTGATTTCTTTCAACAAAGTAATTTAAAATTTTAAAATTATTGTCTACCTTTTTACCTTCGTTATCATAAGATTCTGTTGCCTCACTATAAATGTAAACTGCCTTTTTTGTTTGCTTGTTCAGTAAATCAATTGATCTAAATTGGAATCCATCAACAGTTTGATAAAAGAAAAATCCTGCTGTTCCACCCTGAGCATTTATGGAAGAGTTTTGGTTTTCTGAAACAGATGGAACACCTTTTGATGCTAACCAAGTCAGCACGGTAAAAGGTTTTCTCATATTACCAATGAATCCATAAGTATTTGATGTTTTATCAGCAGTTATAGATTTATCAGTTCTTAATATGTTTGAAATAATTGAGCTGGCGGATTCGTGAATTGGTAAAGATGTTGGATACTTTCCATATACTCTTGTTGTCTCATTTGTGATTGCTTCTCTTGAAACCAAATGCAATGTAAAACTTTCTCTATTGTTTTCTATAACAGCATCACTTATACTTGAAACATAAAGATAGTCTTTATTATCTGTTAGAAAATCTAATCCAGGATTAGTGGTAGAATTTCCCGCAATTTTCAAAGCAACTCGTTCTCCGCCCCTAAGAGGAAGACCGTTATAAATTGATTGCTTCTGAGCGTCTTTACTTTTTGGAGAAACAACAGTATTACCTGTGTTTATAACTCTAATCTTAGCAGTAACTGTTGGTGAAAATACATCTTCATAATAATCAATATTAACAGAACCTGCTGTAATATCAACAGATCTACTTCTGTCTGCGGATTCTATGAGTATTTGTTCAAATAGAGAGCGTTGAATGGACATTATACGTAATTTAAATCCAAGAGAAGTTTGTTTTTGATAAAATTATTTAACAAAGCTGATTTATCAATTTGAATATCAATACCAGAATCTCCACCCGCTGCTATTATTTGTTGAACAGATTCCTGCCTATCATCAATTACAACCACCTTTCTACCACTTCTTTCTTGAGTAATTCCATCCGCAACACCATTCAAATAAGATTGACCTTCCATATCAACTTCACTTTGAGTTTGTGTTGCTACAGAAGGAGTTCTTGGGGTAAGTGTTGTTGTTGGTTGTGCTGCTGGAGAAAATTTACCAGTTAATGGATTCTTTGAAAGTAATAGTAAGCGAACATAAGGTTCAGGATTTCCTGCTCCACCACCAAGACTTGATCCTTTTATCGTATCATACTCAAAGTGAATGTGAGGTCCACTAGAGTTTCCACTAGATCCAACTTGAGCAAAAGATGTTCCCGCAGGTATTTTTGATAATTTATTTGGTCTAGATGCTAGGTGTGCAAATCTAAGTTGAACCCCTAAAGAAGGAACCCAAACATCAAGGACGTGACCATAACCACCCTCTTGATACCCATATGCTACCCATTCTGCATCCACTCTAAGTGCAATATGAGTCCCAAGAGGAGCACGAATATCAATTCCCTTATGAGAACCTCCTCTCCCAAGATATAAGTCCCCAATTTCAATATAATCAACATTTCTTCCTAGAGATTTTGTAAGGATGTCTTTTTTTACTAATCGTCTCTGTCCTGCTAGTGGTGGAGGTACTGGTAAAGGGGTTGGAGTTACTTTTGCTGTTGGAGGTGTAGTAGTGGTTCCAAAATTTGGAACTGATGCGGTTTTTGTTCCTCTATAATTATATTCCCATCCAAACCAATTATCTCCAGATTTTCTTTGTATGCTTCCCGGGACATCATATCCTTTAAAATCTGTTCTTCCACCAACAAATTTTGCTGCATTTTTTTGAAGTGTTGGATTTTGTATATTTCTAGCTACACTTTGAATTGCTGCAACAGAAAGACCAGAAGCTTTTGCTGCAGATTCTGCATCTGTTATACTGTACCACTCTTTATTTGGTTGTCCATATTTACCTTTTTTAGGACGTTCCCAGGTTGGTTGATATTGTTCATATCTTAATATCAGACTACGAATACTTTTAGATCCATAAGCACCAGATGCTGCCCTGTTATAAATTGATTGTGCAACATCTGCTTGCCCTTGTGGATCTCCATCTTCTCTAGACGCAACAGCAACTAAAGTCCAAAAATCAGCATTACCACCACCAACTGAAGGTTGTTGTGGTTGTTCAGGTTTTTCAAATCCTGGTAGTATTGAAGGAATTTGTTTATAAGCGTCGGGAACTTTCTCTATTGCACTAAAAGGTTTCAATAAAACATCAAATGCAGAACTAATACCTTCACCGAGGTCATCAATTGATAATTTCAATTCATTTAAAGAACTTCTGACCAGAAACGAATCGTCTGTGAAATCAAATCTAGAAACATTCACTAGTGCTGAATTCATTACACCACCGATGTTGGATATTAAACGAACGAGTTCATCACCGTAATTACTCAAAATATTTCCAGCTTGCAGTATTCTTTGTGAAAATTGTTCACCTAATCCAATCCAAGTAGGCAAATTTCCAAGAATCCAACCAGCAGACATATATCCAACAAATCCTAATAATCTATCTACAATACTAGTTCCTTTATCCATCGAGGATAAGATCCTAAAACCCTTTGGTCTAATCGCTAGAATTGGCGCTGCTAATCTATCTTTTATAACATTCCTTTTCTCAGATTCAATTCTTCTCATTCTAAAAGTTTTGGTTTTAGAATATAAATTTCTTTTTTCTGCAATATTCTGGTTAAGAATTTTTGATATATTTAAGACATTTGCCTTACTCTTTTCAGATACTTTCTTTGTGGAAAATATTGCACCCGTAATTGATTTTAGAGAAAGTGGAGAAGATATTGCCATTTTATATCACCACATTATAACTTACTTGAGCATATAAAGTGTAAAAATTATCAGAATTTCCAGAAGGTATCAAAGGAACATCAGTAATATTCACCGAACCACCGCCAGTTATAGTTGGTTGTTCTTTTTGCCCAGATTGCAAGTAGACCACATCTGGTGTAGGTTCTGGTAATGGTCCAACTGATCGTGTAAGTGGTGGAGTTGTTTGAACTTGGGAAGTGAAAGGAACAACTGGAATAGTTCTTGTGGTAGTGGGTGGATTATCTGCAACTGGGACATTGACTTCTTTAGCAGGAGCATCAAGATTTGCAGACCCAAACATATTATTTTTCAAATCAGAAAAAGTTTTTGAAAAATCAGGCAATGGTGGTAAAGAAAATCCTTGTTTTGGAAGTATATTATCCATCTTCATTCCACCACCTGTGGAGATTTCATATACAATACTTGCTAAAGTTGCAGGAAGTTGTATTGGGGATGGAATTGTTGCTGCACCACTAAGTCCCGCTCCCAAAATATCACCCTCTTGTACATTTTGTGCAGTAGCAAATGCACCCAACCCAAATCCACCTATTCTTAAAGCTCTGGATTTTAGTATTTGAGAGAATAAATTTCCACTAGACAATGTAGGTGTGCTAGATGCAGCAGCCGCTGCTGCTCGTGTTGAAGGAGCAGCAGCACCAGACTTTCCAAAAAGATTTTTAAAAATTTCAGCAATTGCTTTAAAAGGAGAAGCAGCTAAAGCAGTAGCACTCTTAATAATTCTCCCAGTTACATTTCTAACTCCAGAAATAACAGATATAAAACCACTTCTCAGAAGATTAAATCCATTACCAATGAATTCAAAAGCACTTTTAACTACTGTGGATATTTTTTTAAAAGTTCCAATAATTCCAGAAATTCCAGAATTTATAAACTTAATAGTTCCAGCAGCAAATACTCCAGTAAAAAGAAACTTAAGAGAATCAGTGATTCTACTAAAAACTGAAGTTAATGTTTTCTCTACTTTTTTAACTGGTTGGATTAGAGCGGCAGAAATTCTTTGCTGTAGTTGTTCTTCCTGCCCAACTCTAATTTCTCTTTCTGCAAGTAATCTTTCTTGTTCTGCTTCATTACGAAGTCTCTGCTGATCTAAGGCAGCATCAGTCTGTATCAATCCCGCAACATTTTGAAGTCCAGAATTAATCGTGAAAACCTCTGAACGGATAGTATTTAATTGTTCTCTGAGACCTACAAGTGCTGTAGCATTCTCTTTATCCATTAGATGAGTTCCTTAGATTTTCTTCTTCAATATATTGATGAAGGAGACTTACATAAATTTCCCTTTCCCAAGGGATCATATTTTCTAATTCAGTCAAAGAGTATTTATGATGCTGAACCAGAGCAAAATTAGTTTTATAGTATGACGCAAGATCTACATGCGCCATGGCTAGGCGAAAAAAGACGCTAAACCCTCCAAAAGAACTTCACTTTCAACACCAGTATTTGGATTTTTTACTTTAAGTGTATGAGAAAGTTTGGGCATTGTTTCAAAGAACTTTTCAATTTCTTTAAACTGCTTTGAACTCAGTTGCTCCAAAAAGTCATTCAATTCTTTTTTAGTAACATCGGAAGTTGTCCAGGACTCTTCTTCACTATAAATTTGTTCAATACAAGAAGATATCATACTAAACGTATCATCAACATTCATATCATTCTGGTTTACAAAATTGTTCTTCACGAATTCTTGCATTGAAGGATATTTCATCCTCATTGTAAGATTTTTATCCAATTTAATGTCTCTACTATGCTCTGGATTCACAACCACAGAAATTTCATCTAGGTTGATACTTACAGGAACTTGAGTTACCCCATCATCTGGACAAGTGATGAGAACATCAATATCCTCTCCAACTGATTTTCCGCGAATATTGAGGAAAAGATACTCAATATCAAACGTTGAAAGTTGATCAACTTTTATTCCTTTGGTTATGATGCAGTTTCCAATAACTGTTTTAACTGCTTCTGAAATTTGCTTTGGATCTTCACTCTCCATAGCAATAATCAGAATTTTTTCTTCCCTAACAAGAAAGGGGCGATACTTAATTGATTTTTTTAGTGAAGGAATCTCCAACTCATAAACAGGAGTTTCTATCTTAGGTAATGGCATATCAATGCAATGATAAATCTATAAAATTATTTAGTGGGGTACAAAAATATTACTCTATGATAGTTGGAATTACGCTTCCAGGTGGTGTGAAGGTTCTTCTGACTCCACTCTCGTTACCAAGAGATTGACCAGTTCTAGGAATTAAACGGCGAACTTCATCACTTGGGGTTTGTGCAGAAGTTGGATCTACATTATTTGCATCTCCAGTAAATACATTAAGACTCATTGCTCTACCAGCAATATATCTGTCGTATTGGAAAGATGCTGATACTTTCAATACTTCGGACTGAGCATATGTAATTGCTGGAGAACTAATTGAAATAGGCCAAAGACCAATAAAACGATATTCAATTTCAGAATTATAATCTCTATCAAATTTAATAATCTTAGTATAATTTGACTTATAATATTCTGGATATTGCATTCTTATGAAATAACTATTGTCTGCCTGACTCACGGATCCTATTGGATTATCAATAGGATTATGAGATCCACTTGATATGAATTCCATCCAGTGTTCTAAAAACTTCAGGGTCTTATAATTATTATCTACATAAAACTCTAAACTAATTTCATTGTATAATCTTGCAACAGCAAACTTTTCTTGAATTCCAGTAAAGTTACCATCAACTACTTTTGAACTAAACGAAGTTGTTGGTAAGGAAGCAGAATAACAGAGAAGTCCAATATCTTCTCCAATAAAAAAGGGAGACACTCCTCTACGGCTCAAATAAGATTTTAACTGTGAAGGCAATCCACCAAATAGAACTTGATAATGCGAAGTCTGTGCAAGATTCGTAAATAATGGTTTAATATCTGATATTCTACGGGGGTTTGCAGCCACTCTAAATACCTTATATGATTTTTATAGTATAAGTATTTAGATGTCGTATAAAGGAAAATACAAACCATCATATCCAGAAAAATACTCAGGAGATCCTACAAATATAATTTACAGGTCTCTGTGGGAGAGAAAGTTTTGTGTATATTGTGACTTAAATGAAAGCATTATTGAATGGTCTTCGGAAGAAAAATCAATTGCATATAGATCTCCCATTGATGGTAAGATACATCGATACTTCCCAGACTTTTTAATTAAGGTTAGAGAACCTAATGGATCAATCAAAAAATACGTGATTGAGATTAAACCAAGAAAACAAACTCTTCCTCCACCAAAACCTCAGAGGCAAACTAAAAAGTATATTAGTGAGGTTTACGAATATGCTAAAAATCAAGCAAAATGGGAAGCAGCAAAAGAATGGTGTGCTGATAGAGGATATGAGTTTAAAGTAATCACCGAAAAAGAACTTGGGATTTGATCATGCCTAGAAAAACACTCCAACAAAGGAAAGTAAATAGAGTTGCTCCACTCGTTAAAAAACTGATTGGTACAGAAAGTTCTGATGACTTAATGATTGAATTGATGAGTGTTTTAAAAGAAACTAAAAGTCCTCCAGTCGCAGGTAAGTATTATGTTTTTGTGTATAACGCTAAAACTACTGGATTGCTGTATGATCAAAATCCTCTAGTTGCCGTTACTGAAGTATACAAATGGGGATTTAGAGGTATGAACTATCATTGGGGGGAGATGAGGCAATATACTTGGGATGAAGTTGCTGGTGGAATGTATGAGGTCTACGAACAAGAATTAACTGATTTAAGAAGGTTACCTTTCGGCAACATTAGAACTAAATAATTAGAAAAGATAAATGCCAGACCCATCTCTTGGAACACCACAAGGAACTAACCCTCCTGCTGGAAGTAACAAGGTTAGCACATTTAACTACAGATATCCGTTAACCAAGTTAACATCTGCGGATGATTACTTGAAAATTGATATCTTTGAATATATTCCACCAGGATTTGAAGCAATAGGTGATACTTTTGCTCTGCCCTCTTCGGATAGCGTTGGGTATAGTGATATAAAAGGAACTATTATATTACCAATTCCAGAAACTATTCAAGATTCAAATGTTGCTATGTGGGGAGAAAGTTTTTTCAACCCTATAGCAGGAAGTGTTGCGAGGGTCGTTCAAGAAGGTCTTAATAGTAAATCACTTGATGAAGTAAGACAAAAAGCAAAAGGTGCTGCAGAGGCTGTTTTTGGAGCAGCATCATCAGGATCAACACAAAAATACTTACAAGCACTTGGAATCACTCTTGGAACAAATGTCCTTTTAGGTGGAAGTGGTACTGATGTCGGTAAAGCAGCTTCTCGTCTTGCGGGAGTTGTTGCTAACTCAAACATTGAATTAATATTTACTGGAGTGACCTTAAGAGAAGGATTCTCATTTTCATTTGATATTGTCCCAAGATCTCAAAAAGAAGCAGAAGAAGTTAAACAAATTATTAGAACTTTTAAGAAAACTAGTGCAGTTCAAAAAGGGGCAGCAAGTGGCGCAGCTGCTGGTCTATTTTTAAAAGCACCGAATGTTTATAGAATACAATATATGAGTGGGGGAAGACCGCACCCATATTTAAACAAATATAAAATGTGTGCTCTTCGGGGTATGGCAGTAGACTACACCGGTGGTGGAACTTATGCTACTTATTCGGATGCTACTCCGATAAGTATGCAAATGACTCTAAGTTTTCAAGAACTCACACCAATTTACGCAGAGGATTACGATACAACCATTGGTTCAGAAGGAGTTGGATACTAATGTCTTATTTCAGAGAACTTCCAAATTTAGAATACCAATCATTCTTATCAGATAGTAAATCTTCTGATGATTATTTGCTAGTTAAAAACCTTTTCCGTAGGGTTAAACTTCGTGATGATCTTCAAAATGTTTTTACTGTTTTTGATAAGTATCAGATCGTTGACGGTGCTAGACCAGAAACAGTTGCTGAAGAATTGTATGGTAGTCCTCAGTATGACTGGGTTGTTATTATAAGCGCAGGAATTACTAGAATTAGAGATCAATGGCCATTAAGTGATAGACAAGTCTATGATTATGCAGAAGGAATTTATGGAGATGATTTAAACGCAATTCATCATTATGAAACAACGGAAGTCAAGGATTCACAAAACAGATTGATTCTCCCTGCAGGAAAAATAGTTGATTCAAATTTCACAATTCCAAATCCAAATTTACCAATTCAATCTTTGAATCCAGTTGTTGGTGTTACAAACTATGAGTATGAAGTTAAGAAAAATGATGAAAAGAGATCAATTTATGTTCTCAAGCCAAGATACCTGCAGCAAGTTCTTATAGACATAAGAAAAGAGATGATTTACGACAAATCATCTCAATATGTAACTAGAACTCTGATCAAGACTGAAAATACTAAGAAGTCAAATCCATTTTAATTCTAGATTCTTATCAAAAATCATCACATATCGGTGCTTGCGGGAGCGTTCTTTCCACTCTCCTTCAGCACCTTTTACTTTTCCACGAGAGTGTTTAGTTCCATCTGAATAGTAGAAATCTTTTTTTGGATCTGTAAGACCTGCGTATACAAAATTGCAAGCGCGGTAAATTGTACCAGCATGAAAATTAGAATCGGCGTAAGATATGATTGCCTTGACTTCAGTATCTTTTCGCAATCGCTTAATCGTTTTTGAAACGAACCAAGAAGTGATATTATACTCGCTCTGTTGAGTTTGTGGATGAATGCAGAGTCTTGAGAGTTCGAAAAGTCCTTGTTGCTCATTTCTTTCAAGCCCAAATGCTCCCTTTGCAATTTCAGGAACTGGAAGACCTGTGAAGATGCATACACCAACAGGTCCTCCAATATTTAGAGGAGAGAAATCATTTTTCTCAAACAAACCGTAATTATATCCTGACTTATATCCTTTGGAAAAATCTTTAAGATAGTGATAAGTCAGTAGGAGATCTTCTGCCTGCTTTTTTGTGATTCGGTCAATATAATAGTCAGATTTCATAAAAAAGGGGAGACCTTGCCTCCCCTGTATTATAGCACAGAATCAGTCTTCGGCAAGTTTGGCAAAGTAACTGAGAGCGTCATCATCCTCATCTTCCTCAACCGCAGCACGGCGAGTAGGTTGGAGATTGTTGAGTTCGCTACGAAGATCAGCATCGAGTTCCTTCACAGGACCACGGGTGTATTCTTCTTCACTCTCAACTTCTTCATCTACACGGTGAGAACCTTTGGAACCAAGCACATAGTCAAGACGCTTCTTCAGTTCATCATAAGACTTGAACTGATCAGCAGAAACGAGTTCAGCAAGAGAATATTGCTTCTTCCAAATTGCTTCCATTGCGTCATCATCGTCCAGAAGAGGAGAAGGATTTGCAAACTCACTGGAATCATAATTACGATAACCAGCAACGTTCTTTGCCTTCAGTTTGAAGTTAGCACCTTGCCAAAAATCAAACGGATCAATCGCTTCTTCGTCTTCAAACTCTGGTTGCATTGCAGCAGTCAGTTTGTCGAAGATCTTTTTACCATACTTGAACAAGAAGACCTTACCTTCGTTAGAAGGGTTAGCAGGATCCTTCACCACATAAATGTTAGACACATAAGTCAGTTTACGCTTTTGCTTACGGGCAAGTTCCTTACCAGCATCAGTGCCGTTGTTCCACAGTTCGGAGTTCAGTTCAGACACAGGATCCTTCTGACCCAGAGTAGTCAGAGAGTTCTCAATATACCAACCACCAGGACCTTGGAATGC